CTCCAAATCTTGTGTCCCCAGATGGTATCGAACCATCGACCCGCAGATTAAAAGTCTGCTGCTCTACCAGCTGAGCTATAGGAACATCGTACCCCTGGCTGGAATCGAACCAGCGGCCAACAGATTAGAAGTCTGTTGCTCTTCCTCTGAGCTACAGAGGTATAATTAAATTATACTATTAAAAATCATAATCCTCAAGGGTTTCTAGTGGTATTATGCCTTTTTGTTTTGCAATGTCATAACCTTCTTTTGTAAAGTTATATGTAGCCTGAAGATTTTCATCATACTCAACTTGCATTAAATCATTGTTTAATAGATCTATTAGTTCTGACTCGATGTAGTGCTCATGAGCTTCCCATAAATCTGGTGCAAGCAACGGAGTTACATTTTCATTTAGCTCAAATATTGCTTCGCCATCTTTTGAAAATCCAACAATTTTTATTGCACCAATATCTATATAGTGCTGAACTTTAATCATTAGCTCTTCTTCGTCTTCTTCATCAAACGGTTTTGACATTACTACCTCTCTGTGCAACAAGTAGGACTTGAACCTACGATTACCGAATTATGAGTTCGGGGCTTTAACCAACTAAGCTATTGTTGCCTAGTTGAATTATAGTATTTTACTATCAGTTTTGTCAATAGATTGCTCAACTATTTGCTGAACATACTCTGAAAAATGTTTTCTAATACTTCCTGGTGGCCTGTGACCAATATCAGACCATACTCTTTTATACTCATGAATGTTGTCGAATGTTGTTGGGCAAACCAGAACTCCACCATATTCTTTTAATCTTGTTGGAAGAGGCACATGCTTACTGCAACACTTACACTCTTTAGCTTTTTCTTGATATATACTCATACTATTTCCATTCCACTTAGTGCATCAGAAAGATCTCTTGGCATTTGAGAAGGTGCTCTAATTAAATTAGGGGCATCTGCTGCAATAGATTCTCTATACTGTTTCTTAACAGATGAATAATCATGAACTTCTATGTCTCCAAATGCCGACCTAGTTAAACTAATTGCATTATATATAGACCCGCAAACTGCGTCAGCTAAGTCCTTAGAACCTTTTCTGGGGTGATCAACCTTATCACGCATAATTCTTAACTCTAACAATTCATCAACAAGGAGAGGTATGTGTGGCCCATTTAATCTTTCTTCCAGAACAACCATGGCCATATCATCGTAATGTTTTTTAGCTACAGATAAAGTTTCCGTGTTAATTCCATATTGCTTTAGCTGTTGCATCATGTCGTGGGAGTTCCATCTATCAAATGTGCATACCCTAATATTAAACCCTCTTGATCTTAAAGACAATATGTAGTCTCTTACTTCGCTAAAGTCAACCGACTTGTCTGAAGTAGGAGTCCAATACATAACGGCATCCACTTTAACAATTGGTGCTGGCTGAGAATATGTGTCAGTAACCTTAACACTAACAAACTTTTCAATGTGAGCCATAGACACAGCACAATGGTCATGCTTTTGAGCTAAGTCAACATGTATAAAATATTCTGTGTCATCTTTTGGCAAGAACCACTCTTCAAATCTTCCAAAGCTATCTACCGCTACAGAAAGATCGTTAAAGGCCATTTCAATCTTTTCACGAGACTTAAAGAAGGCATCTATTGCTTCTGGTGGCATGCATGCAAATCTTCCTAGCGCATCAGTAACATCTCTATAGAAAGCAATTTTAAAATCCTCAATACTTCTTGTCGGATTAACTTCCCATGTTGGTCTACGAATTGCATATACTTTAGGATACTTATAAGAAATTATTTGGTCTTCATCCCAAAATATATCAAACTCGTTGCCTACTGTGTTCTCTGGCAAATCTGGATCTAACTTAAACCTATGTGACCTAGATATGACTTCTTTTTCAGATATAATGTCGTCATACCTTTGCTGAATATAATCATTTTTAAATCTTGGGAAAGAAAGAAGTATTACCTTGCCATAATCTGGAAAACGAGAATCTACAGATGCCCTGTACATATCATATATTCCGCTTCCTGTTTTTGCTTGATCATGACCGCTTGTGCTATCTAGTGCAAATCCAGAAATTTCATCGAGCACCGCAACCAATACGTTATATCCCTCGAAGGCTTCTCTTTCTGAGTGTCCAGAATACACTGTAACATTTTTATCAAACTTAATCTCTGATGCTTTTTCAAAATACTTACCAGTAAACCAGGGTGAGTGGGTAACCCTGTTCTTAAGTCCTTTAAAGAATACATTGTTTGCCTGCTGAGCGTTAATAGCAATGTTAATAATATCTATTGAGTCTCCAGGTGGCTTTCCATAATATGACGCTGGGTCTCTTAAGCATAATAGTAAATATACTATATATGCAACTGATATGGTAGAGCAATAATCTTTTCCACTGCCCTTACCTAATTGAGCAACAACTTCATTGGCTGTTTGCTTGTATCTTAAAGATCCTTCTTTTTCCCCAAATAATTTTATTAAGGTTGACTCTTTATATATCTGAGATGACTTTTCAATAAGTGTGTATTGATGTTCTGATAAATCAGGCAGCCCTAAGTAATTCTTGTCTGTTACAAAAGTTTTTAAATCGACTGGTCTTTCATCAAACTCTTCGCCATCTAAGATATCAATGAGATCATTAAAATCAAATTCCACTGACTTCCTCAATAATCTCTATTGGCTCAACAATTCCAGTAATTTGAGATAAACGTTTTGCAACTTCTAGCTTACATTTTGGGCAGGTTGCAGTTACTTCTTTTAATATTTTTACAAGCAGTTCTTGTTTTCTTTCTGATTCTGCTATCTGAGAAGCAATCTCGTTATTTTCAAGCAGTCCGACATCCTGAAGCATAGCAACCTTTTTGCCCTGTATGTCTGCTATCAACTTAAGTGTTGAGTTCTGTACATTTAGTTGGCCCTGCATCTTTGCTTCTTTTGCTAGGTCCCAAGCTTCGCTAATAAGCATTGCATAGTGTTGATCGGCAGCAGATATGGCTTCCTTTGCCTTGTCACGGGCACCAGAATCATTCTTGACAAACTCTTTCCATTCGTCAATATGCTCTAAAACCTCTGCTCTTTTGAGTCCAGTAGTTGTAGCAATTTGAGTTGGAGTGCTTCCCTTAAGAAGCTCTTCAACTACCTTGTTCATTCGATCAAAATGATCAGCTAATTCAATTTCCATATAGGTATATTATACTTCTAGTCGACTGAAATAGCAAATTCCTTAGCAACCTTCAATAGAATTAAATATCCAATTAGATCATCAATATCATTATCTCCAGGGTATTCTTCACCCTTAATAAGTCTATTTAATTTATCATCAATTCTAACGTATAGCTGCTCTTTTGGTCCCGCCTTTGAAAATATACGAACTGGATCTAGGGCTGAGTTTCCATATGATATATTCTTTTTAATTAGCATGTGAGCAATATCAAGGCAGGTTGTTAAAATTTCATGCCCTGCTTCAGTTCCAACTGTAAGCAAATAAAGGTCGTCATATTTAAATACTTTTGAATCTTCAAAAACTGGTGTCGGTTTCATTTTATTAATCCCTTTTCTCTTAAAGCTCTATATATGGTCATCATGGTAACGCCACATTCTGTTGCAATTTCTTCCATAGTTTTTTTCTGAACCACATATCTTCTATGTAGCCAATCTTTATTCTTGTACAATTTCACAGGTAATCCCATCTGAAATACTTTCTATACTCCTCTAAACCAATTACCTTCGGGTCTACCCACCAATCTTCTGATTCGGTTCTAACAACTAATGAGTAACCTAGGGAGTCAAGTATCTCTCTCTGAACGTCTCTTATTACATCATTTCTCCAATACATGTTTGCATCGTGCTCGAAGGTAATAGCTGTAAACCTATATGAATTTAATGGTACTGCCAATAGTCCATGCAAGCTTGTATAAGCATTTCTATCTGGCCTCCCACTTTTTCTATATCCAGAATCTATATCAATCTGCAAATAATCTATTTGTTTTGGAAAATCATTTTCTTCAAAATAAGAAATATAATTAAAGTCTAGTGCGTCTCCCATGCATGGGTTGGATCTATTTTCATTAAACTCTTTTCTAAAGTCTTCTTTTATTTCAAAAGAAACTCCCTTCCAATCAAATTTATTTTCTAAATTATTGGTATTGCTTCCATTTTTTGAATGAAAGGCCCCAAGCTCAACATAATATCCGCCCCTTTTGTTTTCAAGTAGGTTCAGAACAAAATTTTCTTGCTCGCTTTTATAATCCAATGCGTCTGTCATTTATTTGTCAAAACCTCTCTAGCATAATAAGCTATGCCAAATGCATCAGCTACATCAAAGTCTTCTATAGACAATCCATGTTTTTTATTAAAGTAATCTGCCGTTCTTTGTTTACGCATATTCCGTAACTGATTTTTGTACCATGAGTCTGCATATCCTGGATTCTTTACTCTGATGGCTGCCTTTTCTTCTTTGGTTGGGTTCTTATTACCGATATATGCCTGCCAAGAACTAGGGGATATAGTAATAACGGAAGCGCCAGTAGACATAAGCTCAGCAATAACCACACCGTATACATAGGATAATTTTATCACAGCATCTGGGGATCTGACAAGTATCGCACCCTCGACAGCGATATAATCACTATTTAAT